ACAAATGATTTAGACAAGTGTATCTTATTGTCTAAGTATGTAGTGTGAACGTAATTCACATTCTCATTCTCTCCGTTGTGTCCATCAGGAATACCTCTGTTCTGAAAGAACCTCTGATATATCCAGTGTTCTTTTGTAGTGGGGTTTAGAATTAAGATACATCTGTTTTGCGTACCCATCGCCCTTACAGAGTAATCTATCTTATCGAACGATTCTTCATCTGTAAGCTCCTCCGCCTCATCCAATACAAAAGTGGTAACACCCTGAATAGACTTTAGCTTTGCAGTCTGGTCTCCACTGGCGGTTTTGATACCACTGAAGAATATACTACTCCCTGTAAGATTGTTTATGATTTCAGTCTTTGTGACAGTAAAGTTACCGCCAATACCCATAAGGTCTAACTTCTCCAGAAACTCTGGTATAATCGACATACTTGCTGAAGTCATCGTATATCGAGTGAAAAGTATCTTATGTCCTTTTTCGTAAGTGAGTAATACTAAGAATGTATTTACCGCAAAAGACTTTCCGCTACCTCGCCCACCAGTACAGATATGGTATCTGGATGGAGACTTAAACAACGAATGATACTTTGGATTAAGATTAACATTCTTCATTCGTCAGTGATAGGTATAACGCTACAGAACGAACACTGCTCCTCGCATCTTTCCCTACCTATTTCATATTCAACACAATCAAACTCCTTCTTATTAGTGAAGAACGGAGAATAACTATTCTTTATCTTTTTTGCCATCGTCTTGTATTTCAGCGTCAATATCAATAGTCTTCTCTGGATTAAGGAATGAGATTACAGGGATGTTCACTTCCTGCTTTACATTCAATTCCTTCTGCTCTTTCGGTTTACCATACTTGTACTCCCACAAAAGGCGTAAGTGTGGGAATGAATCTTTACTCATATTTGCGAGAGACTCCCACGCTTTCTTCTCACTACCAAAGGCACGTTTCATTGAACCAAGAGCGAAGTTCTTTATCTCCTCTTCTTTAGCTTTTGGCTTGCGCCCTTGCCCTCTTGATATTCCTTTAACAGCTCCGTTGTTTCTACGCCCATCAGAATACTTCTGGTGGTCATCCTTTATAATTGTTGGTTTGTTTGCCTTTGGCTCTTCTTTCTTTGGAGCTGGTTTAGGTTTAGCTTTCGCCTCCTCTTCTTTACGTTTTTTATCAGCTAACCACTTCTGTGTTTTAGCACTGATAACTCCCTGTTTCTTAAACTCTTGCTCCTCAGACATACGCCACCTTTAATTAAAGTAACTACTTTTTCTCTTCGGTGTTTTCTTCTTTGGGTAGCTTCTCCATTATAGCCTGAATCATAATATACATTCTGGTCACCGCCTTCTCAAGTTGAGATATCCTTTGAGCCTGAGTTAGTTTCTTTTGTCTCATCCGTGTGTCGCTATATTAGAGTTATAAATTACTGTCTTCTGATTACGAGGCTTTATCTCTTTCTTAGCAACCTCTGAAAGCATACGGAGCTTTTGAATTATCTGTTCAACCTTTACTTCAGGAACGCCATCAATAATATTAGATATCTCCTTACACTGCCTTATAATTCTTTTTTGCGTCTTTACTTTCGATTCAAGTATTTTATTCCTTAAATGTACATCTGCAATAATTTCATTCTGTAAGCTAATCTCTTTTGTATATTCACTCATAACGCAGTGGAATCTATTGCTTAACCAATCATCGTAAATAACCATATTATCAAACTGCTTAATACTATGTAGTATCGTGGCGTGATGCTTTCCGAACATCCTACCTATTGCGGTAACTGTATGTTTATGAAAGCTCTTGAGAACTTTATACATAATCATTCGTGCATATACAACCTCTCTATTCCTACTACCCTTCATTGGGTCTGCCTTGCAAACCTCTTTTGTAATGTCTCTTAATATATTAAAATCAGTGTTCATCTAACTCTTTTTTAAATTCAACATAAGCATTTACAACTCCCTGACAAGCCTCATAGTTCTCTTCTTCTTGGAAGTGCTCCATTAGATGTCTTAACTCATCTACTTTTAACACCCCTAATCTTAATGAGAGAAGGAAGTTATCCTTGTGTTCTTTTATTAATAATTTATAGTCGTCTTCAATCAAAGTGTGCCTCGAATAGTATAGTTGTGCAATTCATTCATTCCATTCTCTATCTCATCCGTATATACTTGAACTGCTCTCTCCACTAAACTTTCGCCTAAGTTATAAAATTCCTGCGAAACATCAAAGATTCCTATGTCATAAGTTTCTTTATTTATCGCCAGATAATATATGTCTTTGTAATCTACATCGAATAACTTACTATAAATGTAGGCTTGACACATATACTTAAACTTCTTTGCACTCCAGTGAAACTCATTCATATCGCTACTGGTGGTCTTTAAATCAACCATACGCCCTGAACCTAAAGCATCAGCTTTACCCCTGAAGGGTTTGCCGAACATCATATTCATTGACGGCACTTCTTTGTCAGTACCCTCTAATAGTTCTCTGGCGTATTTATTATCGTGAATCGCTTGAGCCATATACATAGCCAAGTCGTGTTCTTTGATTGTATAACTCTCCGAGTTCTCGCTAAGTGCTTCTTTGAATGCTTTGGTGTTTCTACTCTGTACATCCACAAAGTTTAGCTTATCAAACTTATGAGGCTCTAAAACCGCCAAGTGAACGAGCCTCCCCTGCAAAAGCGCAGGGGTGTCGCTCCGTTGTCTTAATGATTTTAAGTAAGCCTTTGGAGAATCCAAAAGTGTCTTTACCGAACTACTGCTAAGAGCGTACTTTCCTAAGTAACCATAGTAGAACTCATCACTGTCCATCTCTTTCAGTATCTCATCGTATTGCCAGAACTTTCCGTCCAGCGTCATTATTGTATGCTTCATATCTATTCTGTTTCAAATTCAGCGTGTTCTCCACACAAATTACATATACCAGTGCCATCTATCCATTCAGGCGCACCGCAACAACTACTCTCTCCCATAATTCCAAGTGTGTGGATGGAAGTGATTAAACGCACCCCATAGTGCTTTCCTCATCTCTTCCCTCTGTTGTTTATATTCCTCTGTATTCATACGAGCTTTCTCTTCTTGAGCTTCGTAGTATTGGCGTTCCATATCTTCATAGAACGCTCGTGTCGCATCATTACCAGATTCTTCTTGTTGTCTCTCGACAAACTTGATAAACTCTTCTCCTGACTTTCCCATTACTTTATGTATTTGATTGTGTATTTAATAAACTTCTCTATCCATTTAAGTGACATCCTTAAAGGTGTCTCTACTCCGTGATATATAACAAGGAGTATAGTTTCTAAGCAAAAGAACACAATGAGTGTTACAATCGCTATAGATACTCGTATAAGATTGAGGGGATGTAATATAATTCTCTTTATAATCATTCGTACTTGATTTGAGTACAAATATATAAAACAATTACTTAATAAACAAAATTGTTAATTACTTTTTTGGATTGAATTGCTCTTTAAAGATTGTCTGGCAAACATTGTAACGCTGGTCTCTATCGGGAAACTCTTCTCCCATTTTAGCATTACCCATACATCTTTGAACGAAGTCTTTGTTTTTCTCGTATTTCTTTGGTCGTAGTAGTGGCATTAGAATTTACATTTAGGACAATTCCATTTGTATCCTATCCTATTTAAGTAACTAACAAGTTGAGGTTTGTTTTCAGTTCCTATCCATTTACCATCGTAATAAACGGCTGTAACATAAGATTCGCCAAGAGGGATGTCCTTTGTATCATCATAGAACTCGTGCTCTACTTTCAGCACACAAGACTTGTCAGTATGCCACGAATCACAAATTCTTTCCAATAGAAGTCTTTGCCCTAAAGGAATCTTGTTACCAGACTTCTTAATCTCCATTAGAATAAGAACCTCATTATCGAATTCAAACACCGCATCAATATCCGTAGGGTGTATCTTTCCATTCTGCACCCCAGTAAAATCTATTGTTTGGCGTACTTCTTTTGAATTCCTAATCAAACTATTTTTCATACTCTTTGTATATCTTGTATAACTTGTCGTGAACACTACTTAGAAAACAGGGCGTACAATTTGTAGGCTTAGTGTTTTGATGGAGAACTCTGTTGTATATACGAAGTAACTCCTTTTGCTGTATTGAACTTATTGTACTTGGTTTATCAGTAAAGTACATATCCAAATAGTTGTATTCGTCTTCAGTCAAACATTCTGGTTTAGCGTAAGGAAAGATTCTATTCAGGGATTGCTTTCGCTCTTGACACCCACAATCCTCACCTAATATCCACTTGGCGACTTTATCTACGCCTGTAGCTTTAAATACTTTCTCTACAGTGTCTCCTAATCCCTTACTCTTTTGTGCGCTTGTACTCTTCGTATGCCTCACTGAGTCTTTGTCTAATCTCTTTTTTTGCATTTGATAGCGTATTAAAAATTGAACTTAATGTTATTTTAGTCTCACTCGATATATCTCGCATTGACATATCAGTTCTGTAATATAATTCAAACATCTTTCTGTCGTACCAATACCAAGTGTCCACAACAGAATCTACATTGTTAAATACTTTTTCGAGGTGCTCTTTTTTACTTGTCTCAAAATACTTTGGCAACTCATACTCATTAACCATATAGTCTTTCACCTCTTCTACAAAAGTTAGCTTGTCTCCTTTAAGGTTTGAGTAATACAAATTCCTAAGTGTTATGTAAACATAAAAGGTGTTAATCTCATTCTCATTGTATAGAATCTTCTTAGGCTCTTTAACATAGTCATAAATCCTAATAAACATCTCTTGAACAAGTTCTGAAGCCTTGTCATCACTGACTTTAAAAGACTTCGCCATATTCCACCAATCATCATATTTTTCAGCTAATTTATCTAATAGCTCATTCTTCGTCATAATCTATAAGTAACAGGATTTGTTCCAACGAATTGCACACTGCATAACTTCCACGCCATTTCAGCGAGAAGTCTAATTCGTCTTTGGTTAGTCTCTGTTGACTTTTAGATTTGTTTCCGTCTTTTAATTCAATAAGGTAATTTGAATTCATATAACCTAATATGATATCAGGCGCACCTTTACCAAGTTGGTGTGTATGTAAAACAGATATACCTCGCTTTCTCAATTCCTGTACTATTTCTTTTTGGTTCGCATCTACTCTTGCTTTCTTTCGCATCTTTTAGCATCAATATCATTAAAGGGCGTGTACCCATTAAAGTAATATCTCTGCTCCCTTACGTTGAAGTTTATGCCAGTAACGTCTTGTGGAATACCAACTAACTTCTGTTTCTTTATCTTTTGTGTTCCAAAGATAACACTTGTATCTGAGAAATCCAAAGCCCTGTTTGGTCGCCAAACATAAGCTACATTATCCGCCTTATCAGCAAATGTACCTCCGCCCTTTATCTTATTGACATCAGGCTTGTAGTATCTGCCATCCTCAGTCTTTTGTGGAGTTACTTGATGCGCCACTAAATTCACACTAATATCGTTATCTATTGCAAACCTCTTTAGTTCAGACATAAATCTACTGATGTATAAGTCTTCTCTTTCGCCAGAAAACATCTTATGCTGAACCGTATTGTAGGGGTCAATGATTAGCGACCTAATTCCCTTTTGGCGTACTAAGAATTTAGCACGTTCAAATATATTCTCAAGTGTAAAGAACTTCTTGGGGTAGATAACAAAGAAGTGTCTCTTTACAAAATCAATACCTGCCCTATACTCTTCTTCAGTCATCTGGTGTGAATAGTATGGGTCAGCACTTTTACCTATGTACATCTCTATAATATCGTTAAAGAAGTCTCGCATCGGCATATTCTCTGGCGTAAAAATACCAAACTTCCATCCATCGTTAAACGCCTTTATCGATGCAAGTTGATTAAGAAACAAACTCTTCCCCTCATTCTGATAGCCTGTCCAGATAGTAATCTCTTGCTTTCTCCAAGTCCACGCCTCATCTACAGCAGGAATGTAAGTAGTTGTACCTCTTTCCTGCCCATTGTGAAATCCATCTAACATAGAATCCATAACGTCTGTTACTTGAAACACGCCCTCTAATTTAGGGTCTTGAGCCGTTTTAAGGCGATTTCTGAGACTTTCTACACCCTCCTGTAGTAATACATCATTAGCATCCTTAAACGGTCTTAAATCAACTATTTTACATTTATCTGCACCAACTCTTCTAAGTAGTTCTCTTTCCAATAGTCTGCCATTGTCATCGTTATCAGTGGCGATATATACTTTCTTCGCCTGTTCAAACACTTCGTAGCAATTAGAAATACACTCTAACTTCTTATCTATATTCTTGTCTCCTACATTTGGCGCACCCATATTTACTGAAGTATGGAAATCAATACCAGTAACTTCCCACGATAGTGAATCTATTTCGCCCTCACATATAACAATAGATTCAGCGTTCTTCACTCTATCGTAATTGTAGATAATAGGTTTAGCATCTTTCGCCTGAGTGAATGTCTTTCCGTTTATACCTCTTGTCTTGTAATTTACAAGTTCGCCATCCTTTAAGTATGCAAACGCAACACTCTTGTTATCCTTAGTAGAAACAATCTTATTGTTATTAATCACCTCATCAGTAATTCCTCTATCGTTTAAGAACTTACGACCCTCTTTTTTTAGACTCGCCAGATAATTCTTACTTGGTGACTTATAAACTTTCTTAGGTTGTTCCATAACTACATATTCTTCTATACTGTTTACTGTTCCTTTATCTCCACACTTGTGGCAATTATAAACTCCTTTCGCCAGATTAATAGAAAGACAAGTATCTTTCCAATTCTCTTTACCTAAACTGGCGCATTTAGGACATCTAACCTTTTGCTCTACACCGTTTCCCTTCGGTTGTATGCCTAAAGCTAAAAATTTTTGTTCAATCGTTTGCATATTAAAATATAATTTTGTTTTTTATAAGTATATATAGTACAATGTATAGTATTTAGTACATTGTAT